TATGTATCGACGAAACGACAGGTGGAATCCACTTGAAGGGTACTGCTTTGTAAAACCAATATTAAACCAAGATGATTTCAATGTAAATACAACACACAACCTTATGGGTGTTTTAAAATACATTGACAAAGACCTTAAAAAAAATGGTGTTAAATTAAATAATTTAGTTGGCTTTACTCCAGATAGTGAGTATGAGTTTGAGATAGAAAATGAAATCCTATACAGAGTGCCAACTAGCTCAATATGCATAAGGTATGAATATCAAGGAAACGAAACAGAGTATAGTCCAAGCTGGTTATAAGGCAGTAGAAGAACTAATCAAAGTAGCTGAAGAAAAAATTATAACAAATACAGAGGACGATGTGTCTGCTGATAGATTAAAGAACGCAGCGGCAACAAAGAAGCTTGCAATTTTTGATGCTTTTGAAATACTCAACAGAATAGAGGAAGAAAAAAACATCCTTGAAAACAAACCTAAAGATACGGAAGATAAAAAAGTATTTAAAGGGTTTGCAGAAAGGAGGTCTAAATAATGGCTTACCAACAAACATTATATAAAGTTGTTGAGCCTATAAGAATAAATACATTAACTAGGCTCAATAAAAAGAAAGCTTGGAAGTATGGCTACGATAAAGAACACGATATTGTAGTTATAAGCAAGACAGGACAAATAGGAGAAATATACGAGATACAAAATCTAAGGATAGCTCTACCTAAAGCTCCAGTAAAAGTTCCTAAAGGTGCAAACAAATGGGTTGCTGAAGAATATCCAAGAGAGCTTAAACAAATAAAAAGTATCTTTGACTGGAAAGAATATCCAGAAGATTTCAAAGAGAAATGGGAGGATTATATAAATGAAGAATTTGAAAGACGTGAAAAAGGCCATTGGTTTTCCAATAATGGCACTTCTACTTACATTACTGGCACTCATTACATGTACTTGCAGTGGACCAAGATTGATGTTGGCAAACCAGACTTCCGTGAAGCAAATAGATTATTTTTCATTTTCTGGGAGGCTTGCAAGGCCGACCCAAGGTCTTACGGAATGTGTTACCTTAAAAATCGTAGGTCTGGATTCTCATTTATGTCCTCAGCTGAGACAGTTAACCTTGCCACGATTTCATCTGATTCACGATTCGGGATATTGTCCAAATCTGGGTCTGATGCTAAAAAGATGTTCACAGATAAGGTTGTACCAATATCGGTTAACTACCCGTTCTTCTTCAAACCGATACAGGACGGTATGGACAGACCGAAAACAGAACTCGCATATAGGGTTCCAGCCTCGAAGCTTACAAGAAAATCAATACAGAATAAGGAAAGAGAAGTCCTCGAGGGTCTTGATACAACCATCGACTGGAAGAACACAGGGGACAACTCGTATGACGGTGAAAAACTTGCATTACTAGTTCATGATGAAGCTGGTAAATGGTTAAAACCAGATAACATATTAAATAACTGGAGGGTAACAAAAACAACTCTAAGACTAGGTAGTAGAATAACAGGAAAGTGTATGATGGGTTCAACATCCAACGCACTTGACAAAGGTGGTAATAACTTTAAAAAGCTTTATGAAGATTCAGACGTTACAAAACGAAACCGCAATGGACAAACTCGCAGTGGATTATATAGTTTGTTCATACCTATGGAATGGAACTACGAGGGATACATTGACTCTTTTGGATTACCTGTCTTCGATACACCAGAACAAGAAGTTGAAGGACCGCTGGGAGAGGTTATTGATACTGGCGTAATAGAGCATTGGGAAAATGAAGCAGATGGTCTGAAAGATGACCAAGACGGATTAAATGAATTTTACCGTCAGTTCCCAAGAACAGAACAGCACGCTTTTAGAGACGAAACTAAAAATAGTATATTTAACCTAGTTAAGATATACGAACAAATAGACTATAACGAGGGAATAGGTTACTCCAATGTGGTAACACAGGGTAACTTTCAATGGGAGAACGGAATAAGGGATACAAGAGTTATATTTGTACCCGACAGTAGTGGTAGGTTTAAGGTGTCATGGATACCAAGTATAAATCTACAAAACCATGTAATAGAAAGAAATGGAATTAAAATGCCAGGAAACGAGCATTTAGGCGCATTTGGTTGCGATAGTTATGATATTTCGGGCACGGTAGACAAAAGAGGTTCTAAAGGAGCTTTACATGGATTAACTAAATTCTCTATGGATGAAGCGCCTTCAAATACATTTTTTTTAGAATACATAGCTCGGCCACAAACAGCCGAGATATTCTTTGAAGACGTGCTTATGGCTCTTATATTTTATGGGATGCCAATATTAGCGGAGAACAACAAACCAAGATTATTATATTATATTAAACGAAGAGGGTATCGTGGGTTTTCGATGAATAGACCAGACAAAACCTATACACGATTATCAGCATCGGAAAAAGAGATAGGTGGTATTCCTAACTCTGGAGAAGATATAAAACAAGCTCATGCAGCGGCTATTGAAAGTTATATCGAAAGGCATGTAGGTCATCTTGGAGATGGAAATTATGGTACAGTTTATTTTAATAGAACACTACAAGATTGGGCTGGTTTTGATATAAACAACAGAACAAAGTATGATGCAGCGATTAGCTCTGGATTAGCGATTATGGCCTGTAACAGAAACTTATACAAACCAACACAGGAGAAAACAACAAAACGATTAGATTTTGGTTTCAAGAAATATAATAACTCAGGAGCCTTTTCAAAAATAATAGAATAAATGCAAAAGACACCACCAAAAGGTATATTCCCTTCACAAGCAGTAAGTGACGCAGAGAAAGCATCCACCCAGTACGGGATGGAAGTAGCTAGAGCTATTGAAGGCGAATGGTTTAGACGAGATAGTGGAGCAACCAGATATTACGCTAACAGAGATAATTTTCATAGATTAAGATTATATGCTCGTGGAGAGCAGTCTATACAAAAGTATAAAGATGAATTATCAATCAATGGTGATTTATCTTATCTTAACTTAGATTGGAAGCCTATTGCTATTATCCCTAAGTTTGTTGACATCGTTGTTAATGGTATTAATGATAGGCCATACGAAATAAAAGCCTATTCTCAAGACCCTTCTTCTATAAAAGAAAAAACAGATTATGTCGACAGTATTCTTAATGATATGTATGCTTTTGATATTAAAAGCAATATTAAGGAACAATTAGGGGTAGACACTTTCAGTATACCTCAAGAAAATGTTCCAGAGTCAGAAGAGGAGCTTCAAATACACATGCAACTTGACTACAAGCAATCTGTAGAAATAGCAGCAGAAGAAGCTATATCAAACGTTTTTGACCACAACAAATATGATTTACTACAAAACAGAATAGCTTACGATGTAGTAACTCTTGGTATTGGAGCACATAAAAACTCATTTAACACATCAGAAGGAATTAAGCTTGAATACGTTGACCCAGCTGATTTAGTTTACTCTTACACAGAGTCACCATACTTTGATGATTTATACTATGTAGGGGAAGTAAGAAGAGTTAGTATTACAGAGCTCAAAAAACAATATCCAAACTTAACTCCAGAAGACATAGAAAAGATTGAAGGTACAGGCTCAAACGCCGTGAATTACCACAGGTCTTATTCTTACTCTGATGCAGAAGACACAAATCACGTGTATGTTCTTTATTTTGAATACAAAACATTCAAAAACCAGGTATACAAGGTTAAGGAAACATCTACTGGAGCTGATAAAATTATAAAGAAAGACGACACATTCAATCCTCCGAAAGACAAAAGAGCCAGATTTGAAAAGGTTCAACGGTCAATCGAGGTGCTATACACAGGCGCAAAAGTAATTGGTCTTGATACGCTATTGGAATGGAAAATGGCAGAGAATATGACAAGACCTAAGTCTGACACTACAAAAGTTCAGATGTCTTACAATATTGTAGCACCAAGAATGTACAAAGGCCAGATAGAGTCTCTTGTTTCAAGGATGACTACGTTTGCTGATATGATTCAGCTTACACACCTTAAAATACAACAAGTATTATCTAGAATGGTTCCAGATGGGGTTTATTTGGACGCTGACGGTATTGCGGAAATAGACCTTGGAAATGGAACATACTATAGCCCGCAAGAGGCACTTAATATGTACTTCCAGACAGGTTCTGTTATTGGTAGGTCAATGACCCAGGACGGAGAGTTTAACCACTCTAGAGTACCAATTCAAGAACTTCAGACGTCGAATGCTGGAGGTAAAATATCATCTCTTATTAATTCATATAACTATTATTTGAATATGATAAGAGATGTGACTGGTCTAAACGAAGCTAGAGATGGGTCAATGCCAGACAA